AATAGTGGCAACTGATACTCGCGAGGAGTCCAGTCTACTGGGACTTTACAGTTCGGCATATATTATTTAAGTGCAGTATTATCAGATTCAATGACTATCATCTTAACTTCCATAGGACCAGTTATTCCGTTATACTGCAAATCAACTGCGTCACCCGGGCCATACAACATCTCGAACTGATACAGTGTATTAGCTGTCGTCATTGTTCCCAGAATCATCGTCTGACTTAGAAGGGTGTTTACTACGATTGCCCTTAGGTTTGCTCCGCCCGTCTCCACTGCTACTTGAATCGTTATCTTTAACGGTCTTCCGTCCCTGTGGTTTACTTTCCCGTCGTACTCGAACGCTGTCGAGAACAGGTCCGTGTCCACCGCCGAGTCCACCTTGTTGATCTGTCCCAATATTCTTGAGGCCATTACTCATTCCTCCAAAGTTAATTATTTGAAACCCTAACGGAGTTCCATCTTCTCCAACACTATACTCCATACTTCTGAGTTTGGGAGCGACATACTGCGCGAGTTCCTTAAGACACGGGACTCGTACCTCGACTCCATAGAAGTAGTCACCATCTGTTCCCCTCTTTGTACAAATTTCCGCCAAGCCTTCGAAAGGATCGCACTCCAATTTTTCAAGTACTTCTTGAACATGCTTTATTCTCCTTGTGCCTGAGGTCTGCACTTTTGGTAATTTAGTACTCATTGAGTAATTATACACTATAAAAATCAAATTGTTAACATTAAATGTTTATTTTTTTTCTAAGTTAGATATCGAATAATACACCCCGCCCCAATGTCCAGGTAGCGAAATCCATCGGTCAAAGTTGAAAAAGGCCCCCCCGGGCCCTGATTGATGAATTAGTAAACAGCTTGTTTATAAATGAAAGGAGAGAGCTATGCAGTCACGTATACGATCACTCTATGAATCAGTCATTAACATTCTAATAGGACTATCACTGTCCATGACATCGTATGCAATACTCTTTCCTTTGCTTGGACTACCATACCGCGTGAGCGATAGCTTACTCATATCAGTATGGTTCACAGTGCTTAGCGTCGTTAGACAGTATGTAATACGACGATGGTTCGCTAAGCGCGACTAACCTTCACCTTGAAAGGAGGTGAGATACATGATAGCACCTGAACAGTTCGAAGTGTGGAGATATATCTACACATTAGTAGGTATCATCTTCGTAGTCAGTGTAGCAGGCTTGATAGCATTCGCTATTGAGTATTTTAAACGTTAAATAAGGAGTAACAACATGATTGTAAAATCTAAATTACAAAGAGTGATCGAACGTGAAGTCCGTATCGCACATGATCATAAGAAAAGCGGTGCACGCTCGTTCGCTGAAATGATCGAAGAAGCTGTCATCGATGCTTACAATGAAGCACGAGGCAACGGTGAAGACTTCGTCGAGATCACGTTTGAACTGTCTGATAAAGACAGAAGAGAGCTTGACTATAAGTAAGAATACTTTGTTGCTTTAAGAATGCCTCGTAGGACGTTAGGAGGCTGAAATTGGCTGTCTTCGGATGGCTGTATTATTAACCCCTTTATAAGGAGGTTCTTATGGACCCGATTGTAAAATGCATGGACTGCATGACTGAAATGACGCCCTCATGGGTCATGGAAGACATGCAGGTTGTCGAAGGATACGAATGCTCACAATGTGAGTGCTCGGTATCCCGAGACCGAATCATGTCCGAGTTTAACTGGGACGGATTCAAAGTAGTATCTTCACCGCTTGTGTAAGTAGTGAAGAATAGTACCGTCGGGTAACCGGATGTTACCCATCTTAAACAAAGGAGTATTAACTATGACGACACCTAAAAATTCAGTGCTTACTCAAGAGCAACGGGATGCAGTAGCTAAGGCTAACGCTGAAGCGGCTACATCTAAGCGTGGGAAAGCGTACGTACGGTCGTTTAAGCTAGCAGTACCGGCTGAACGATTGGAGTTGCTTCCTATGCAGCCTCAACGTCTTCAATTCTTGAAAGCGGTTGCGATCGTTTGCAAGAAGCACAAGACTGAGTGGGCCACTGCCAAGCAGGTCATCGAAGTATTGATGGACCCGAAAGGCGGCTCTTGGTTACGTATGCCTCAGAGGATCAACCATGATGTTGATGGTATTGGTACTCCGACACACGTAAAAGCGGTAACTGGTGTGATCAGCTTCTATGATCAAGCTCAGTTCCGTGAAGTAAGAGTGAATGACAAAGACATCCCTCTCTTTGAGAGCAGATAGTCTCTGTTAGTCCGTAGTACGGAGTCATCTCCCTTCTGGGAGGTGGCTCCTCTAATACGGATTAGCCCGTAGATCAAGAAAACCTCTTCAGTGTAGGAGGCCCGAGTACCATTCTCATTCTTTGCGCGCGGCCGGCCAGGCAGCGCCATCCCTTATCCTCACCAATACCATCATCTGCTCGCGCCAAGGTCCTCACCACTCATACCACAAGGCTCGCCGCGCAGAATATGTACGGTTATCAGGCATACCAAAAAGGTGTGAAAATGAGACGGTTATTGGAGGATTGGTATATAGGGAAAAAAAGGAAAAAAAAATAAAAATAAACGTAAAAACACCAATAACCCAATAACTATTGTCTAAATCGCTCCAAAAATCCATTCTTTTAAAGAATTTGTAAGATTATTGGTATTATATTGGTGGCCTCATGGTTATTGGCGATTGGAAAATAATTGTTTATTTATTGTTTACTTTTGGAACTCCTTTATATATAATTAAATTAATAAATATAGATTTTAATGGCAATTAATAGAAATTAGAAAGGAGAAGATTATGGTAGCATACGAACCAAAAGTGGTTGTGACCACGATTTGTCAAGCATTAAATGCGTATTTAGAGACGTTTCAGGATGGTTCAGATCCGATTGGAACTACGGAAGATGAAAGATATAAAATAGCATTTATGCTGCACGATTTCATGGTATGTGTGTGGGAAGATTTGCATCGTCACGATGACGATACTAACGATTATTTATAATTGGAGAAGATTATGCATAACAGAAGAAAAGCAGAGAGAAGAGAAGAGATCGTCGACGATCCGTACAAAGGCACCACGTCGATAGCAGCACGAGAGCTTGAGATTGTGTTTGAACAGATTATGGGATTAAATGAGGTATATGACACGAAATTCGACAGTTATATACAGCCACAGATTATTAGTTCGCTCCAAGATTTGGAAGATTTCGTTGGGACTTTGTATAATAATTATAACGCTAATGTGGAGGTAAAGAAAAATGCCTGAAACAACGGTTGTTAAAGAGAGCAGAGAAGATCTGCTCGAAAAAGTATACCAAAGATTAGAGAATGAATACGAGTTCGAAGGGAAAGAAGAACAGCTCAATTGTTTGCAAGAAATGATGGTTGTGTTCAGCACATTATCGAAAAGAAAAGCGATCATGTTTTTTCCAGATGATAATGGGTTTGATTTTAAGTCGTGGTACGAGAATAATGAGTGAACCGACTAAAGATCGTGTAACGGAAGCTGTTCGGGAGGCAGAATTTGCCTTCTGGGCAGTCATCGTTAAGGCTTTTCCTGAGATTAAAAGAGGAGAAGTATCCCCATGGGAAGCGATGCTATTTGAGAGTGAACTCGAAGATGCCGTAAGGAGGTGGTACAATGATAACAAAGATGATGAACCAGAACATTTATGAACTGATGTTAGAAGAGTGGGATATTTACGAAGAGAACTGGATTATTAAGATGCAGTCTGTAGGGTTAGTGAAACAAGATTTAACTGAGAAAGAGTTTAATCAGTTGTTTGATTTGTTAACATACTTCAATAATTAGAAAGGAGAACTATGGCAACTTGGATAAAGATTAAATACGAAGGCAGCAAATGTAAGGCATGTGGTGAACCTTTTCAAATGGGTGAGAAAGCCAAATGGTATAAAACCGGAGTCGCTTATCATCCCACTAAATGGAAGGAGGTGGATGGCAAATATATACCAGGGCCATGTATCACGCAAGAGCAATCAACACCATTTTAAGGAGCATCAATGAAAACAGAGAACCAAATACGTTCAGAAAAAAAGAAAGTAGTAACTCTGTGGATATTAAAAACAGAATATTTCGAATACAAAAGAAAAGCAAACGCGGTGGGGCTCCCTCTGGGGAGTCTCGCTAGACTGCTATTAAAGAACTATTGCGAAGGAAAAATTGATTTAAAATTGTAATCTTTATTGTTTACTTATGGAATTACATTTTGTATAATAGAATTTAATCAAACGTTCAAAAAGGAGAAAGAAATGAACGAAAAAAAGAAAGAAGAAGCGAAAAAAGAAGTCAAGAAAAGCAAGAATCACCCACATGGTTATGACTTTACTAAAGTAGCATCTGTTGAAACTCTTCGGATCAACAGGAATGGTAAAGACAAAAAACCGGCAGATCAGCTTGTTCAGTTGATTAAGTTTATCAAAGACAACAAGATCAGCAAGATTTCTCGCAAGGATTTTTACGACAAAGTTAACGTGATCAACACTGAAGATGATAAGAGTAAAAGAGCTCAGTATAAAGAGCGCTACCCGGCACTTGAAAAATCAGTACAGACTATTGCAGCAGTAAGCAACTTCTACTGGGTTCGTGGTGATACCAAACAGCTCGGAGTCGTAGCAGTTGAAGCGTAAGTTTAGTGATACAGAGATCGGTGTTATTATTAGTTTGCTCCCAGGAATTGTCCTGGGGGCTTTTTACGGATTTGTAAAACTATTTAAATGAACCAATTCGGGGGAGTCGGGGATATAGCCTCGTTAGACATGCGAGACCTTCGACAGGCCTGGTTAACCTGTTTACTATGTCCTCGGCTCATTGCCCAAACCTAAGAAAGGATAGTTATGACCGCAAATGTAGAAACTATGGCATATGCTGGTGAAAAGCCTTGGCATGGCATAGGGACTCAGGTTTCTGAAGAACTGATGCCCATGGAAATGCTTAAATCAGCGAAACTAGATTGGAAAGTATTAAAGAAGAACGTGTACTTTGAGAATGACGGACGATATATTCAGGCCGATACACGTAACCACGTTTTAGTTCGTAGTGACAACAACAAAGTTCTTGGACCGGCTGGACCTGAGTATGTTCCTTTTCAAAATGAAGAAGTTATTGATTTCTATACGAAATTCTGCGAAGCTGGTCACATGACAATGGAGACAATGGGGTCTCTTAACGAAGGACGCCACGTATTTGCTTTAGCTAAACTAAAAGATTATTTCGTTGTTAAAGGCAAAGATAAAGTCGATGCCTATCTTCTCATCTCTCATCCACATGAGTGGGGAAAAGCTGACAAGTTTCTTTTCACTCCAATCCGAGTAGTTTGTCAAAACACCCTTACTATGGCTCTTGGTAAAAAAGGTCAATCTTACAGAGTCCCGCACATCCAACCCTTCACTACAGATATCAAATTGAAAGTTGAAGAAGCTCTGGGCATTTGTTCAGAACAGCTTAAAGAATTAAAGGTTCGCGCTGAGCATCTAGTTGGTGTACAATACAGCGAGAAGAAACTTCAAGAG